AAATCAGCCCAACAACAGGTGCCTGTGGTATGACCAAAGCCTAATACCTGCGGAGACAAAGTTTCCTGACTTTCAAGCAGCCAAGGAGTTTTATACTGTTGACGGCACACGCAAGTGGAGCGCAGGCGATGATTGGTTTTACGACATCAAGGAGAAGACGTGAGTGAACTTCTAATTACCATCGGAGTCTTGTTCATCGGCGCAATCGTTGGCATCGGCGCAATCGTTGCCCTGCTGCATTTCTTCGCTGATTAAGCGTTGCGCTCAAAGTGCGGGCAGTCCACTAGGTTACTGAAGTGACCACCCCAACGATTCTTAGGGTGCAACGACTCCCAGTAAACGCCCAACGGCGCGATGGTGTCTTTGTCCCAAATAATCTTGCCGTCTTTGAAGAAGTTCAAATCAATGGCGCAACGCTTCAAGTGGATCGACTTCATGGTCTTGGAGCGGCCTGTCTTAAAGTAGATCGCTTGCTGTTCAGGCGTTCTGGCCAACTCACCGCCAGTGACCTTAAAACCTTGGTCGGTTGCGTATTGAATCAGTTTGCAGGCATCCAAAAGGAATGCGGCTTGTTCGTCGGATAAGCTCATTTTTTGCCTCGCATATCAGCAAGTTTTTCAATCGTGCGCCCACCAAAATACGCACCCATGATCAGCATACCCCAGTTGCCCAGCAACGTGACGTAGGACTCGTTTGCGTTGTACCCGTAGGCAGACATCATGGCAAACAAGAAGTAGCCCAGAAAGATGGCTATCAAGCTCATAGGGCGTATGTTCTTGGACAACCATGAATCGCTGGACATGTCTGCCTGCCAGCGGTCTGTGACATTGTCAGCGTCGCTTTGCGCGGCCTTGGCCAACAGGTCAAGCTCGGCCAATTCCATCTTGGCCTTCTCAATGCCCAACTCCATCAGACGTTCTTCGTGTTCAAACTGAAGCTGGCGCAGCTTGCCAACATCTTCTGGCGTGGGTGCGTCGGGGATCTTTACGCCAAGCGTGTTCTCGACCACTTGCTTACCCTTGGCTTGGATGGCGCTGGAGAGCAGGCCAAGACCGTTTTGGGCCAATGTGCCGAGCAACGATGCGACTATGGGAATCATTTTTTATCCTCCAATTGAATGATAAGGCGGCGAATGATCGCTGCCTGCTGTTTGTTTTCTTGTTGCACAAGGAGCATATCAAAATACATTGACGCCATCACGTACAGGAACAGCGGCAGAATTAGCATCACCGCAATCAGGGCGATCAAAAAAACTACTTGTCCGTTGTCATTTGTTTTATCGACCATAGGAGCAGGTGGAGGTATATAGTAACTGTCAGAACTGCTGCGATTATTAGCGCCTTGTCTTGCAGATTGTTGAGGTTTTTTCTGCGTTGCCATTTACGTTGAATCTCCAATTGGCGTTCCAATTCAATCTGCTGTTCGTTTTCCTCGTTCAGTTTTTTATATTCTTCTTCGAACCGTGACCAGACGGCACCCAACGCAGGGTCTGTGTGGTAGACCAAAAACTCACGCAATTCTACCGACTGGCGCTCCAACTCGATCTGGTGAAACACGTTCTCAAGCGCCTGCGCTTTCATCGATTTGGTTTTGGGCGGGTCAAGCTCTTGGCGCTTAACGTCTTTTTTTACTTCTTCATGCGCGTCAAAGAATTGCCCAATGAAACCAGAAATCTCTTTGGTTATCTTATAAAGGTCTGTACCCGCAGCTTTGGCATCTTTATACATAGCCACACCTTGCTTAATTCCAGCAATTGCAGCCAATGCCAATGTGATAGGTTCAATTTCACCCGCCTATAAGTTTGTTGACTATCGTGCCAACAAAGCCTGGGCCCAGCAACACCGCGCCGATCACGACGTAGAGCAGATACTCAATGCGCGTCATGCGCTTGTCGCCTTCGGTAAAGGCTTTTTCAATGGCGGCGTATCGTTCGCTGCATACCGCAACATGAACGGCGTGGTCTTTTTCTATTTCGCTCATTTTGGATACTTAGCCTTAATTGCTTGGCAGTCTGCAATGTACTTGTCAATTTGCGCTTGATCACCCTTGACTACACCATCAAGGTAGTCAGCCATAGGAGGATACTCAGCCGCACGTTTTTGCGCGTAGGTGAGCGTTGTTTTTGGGCGCAGCGCCTCGGCTTCTGCGTCACTGATTGGCACTGAGCCAGCAGGTAAGAGATAGGCGAATGAATCGTCATCAAGGAAGTGCAGCTTGTTTTGAGTGTCTTTGTAATGTGACATTTTTAATCCTTAACGAAGTTCTGAAATTGCTGCACTGCTAAATCCCGATCCAACTGTTATTACATAAGACCCACTAGGAGGAACAACAAATGTTATGCAACTTAAACCTGCAATTGAACCTGTATTGATAATAGTTACGCCATTTACAGAAACTGTGCAACCCGATGTTAAATTTACCGTACTCGAAAACATAATAGGTTTTCCAGTGGTGTTGTAGTATGTTGTACCCGATGTTCTTGTTAAAGTTGTTTGCCAAGTTTGGCTATACCCCAAGCTACTCATAGCAGTCAGAGCTTGGCCACCACATCCTTGGATAGTGCTTGGTGTAGTAGCCCATGTACCTGCCGTGGCTTGTGTGCTCTCAATGTAACCAACAACACGGTAAGCCAAGTTTGTACGCGCAGTGGTGGAGTAGACGGTCGATGCACTATCGGCAGCGCCTGCGCCGCCTTCCGCAGTGGTGCTGATAAGGCCTGTCTCAGTTAGGTCATTACCGCCCGAGATGTTGACAACCGCTAGTTCTACTGTGCCAGCATTGTCAAGAGCCAATACAACAATACGGCTCTGCACTGCTGAAACAGTACCTAATGTTGACCCTGACGAAACGGTTACAGATATAGCCGATGAAATTATGCGAGACACTACAGTACCGCTAGTTAAAGTGGCAGACCTAAACTCCAAAATAGTTGGGTTTAATGTGACCGTAAGGGCGTTAGCAGCTACAGTAGCAGTGATTGGCTTAATGCTTGGTTCCGGCGGTCTAGTCATTGACCCGCCGCCCTCAAAAGTCAAAGTTTCAGCGGTAATTGTGCCAGTTGCAGTCATAGTGGCTGCGTTAACTGTAGTTGCATTGACAGTAGTGATATTGCCCGTAGTTGCAGTCAGCGTGGTAAACGCGCCAGTGTTAGGCGCAGTGCTACCGATAGGTGGTGGTGAGGCAAGCGAGGTGACCAAAGATATGTAATCAATGGGCGTGGCGATGTTGTCCACGGTGTACAGCAACACATCGGCAGATGTGTACACGCTGAACTTGTACGATGATGCGGAAGCCAACCAAATGTTAGCTTGCCCCAGCGAATTCAAAATAATTGGGTTGGTGTTAGCTGTACCAGCACCTGAATCGGTATAAGTTGCAAGCGGCGTTGTTGTACCCGCAGCGTAAGTGTAGATTTTGCCGCCGACAAGAGGCAAGCCATCCGATCCGAAAATCTGTTGTTTGGGGGTGGGGGTTAAGCTAGCCATGTGTTTTCCTTAAGGGTATTACGGAGCCAACGCGTTTTGGTTTTGTTGTGGGGGCGCTAACGCATTTGTTACGCCAATGGTTGCTGGCGCTGCTGCTTTTTGCACCCAGCTTTTAGGATCAGATAGCAATTTTGCCACTCGATTACGTTCAGGCCCAGGCAAACTTTCCAACAAGTCTGCGGTTGCGCCAGGTGTCTTAAACGCTTCGGTCAACGTACCCAGCGTTTTTGCGCCGATCTTGTTTTCAAGAATTTGCATGGCCTTGTTGGTTGTTGCGGCCACAGCAGTAATGTACGACGGCAAGCGGAACTTGGACAAGTTTTGCAGCATCAGTTCTTTAAGCGCCTCTTGGCCGCCCGCTACTTGAGTCTTGATGTTGACTTCGCGGATAGTTTTGGCAGCTTGATCGCGTAACACGTTCAAAGTGTTTTCGCTTACTTCTTTGGCAATGTCGTAACTGCCAGGGCCCAAAATCTTTTCAACTGCTTCAGGCGATTCGCCTTGCACCAACCGCACAAATTCATCTTTGTTGGTCTTGTACAGTTTGAGCGCCTCGCCTGAGAGTTTCTTCTCCGCAATTTGTTGCATACCCTTGGCGTGGTTTGTCAAATAATTGCGCCAGCCAGAACCACCAGCACCTTCAATGGCGTCATCAATCAAGGGTTTGATTTTGGCCATTACCGACGCAGCAAGATTGCGTTGAGTGGTTGCGTCAACCCCTGGGCGCAACTGTTGAATTGCGGCGTTGACTGAATTTTTGCGGATGGCTTCCAAAGCAACAGCGTCAATCACGCCGTTGCTGGCCGTCCATTTGGCAATATCGTCAGCAACATTTTTTGCCGCACCAGCCAATAGGTCGTTGCCTGCAAATTCAGGTCTGTTGGTTACAGACCTGATACTTTCAATAAGCGGTGCTGTCTCCAAAGGTTTGACGCCCACAGACCTTAAAGCGTCGGCAGCGCCTTGAGCAAACCGAGCGCCTTGACCAAGGTCAAGAGAAGCGTCAGCCGCTTTAGATGACCATTCGTTCAACGCTTTATTAGAAAGCTGGCCAAAATTAGTGTACGGGGTTGCGCCAACGGGTAAACCGCGTTTAATCAAGTCAAGTCTGGCCCATGCCTCCGCGGCGTTGCCCGCTTTAATCAAGTCACGCACTTTCTGAACTTCAGCAGCAGCTTCAGCGCTTAACTTGCCTGCCTGAGCCTCGTACGCCGCCACATCTTTACCCAAATTGGCGCGGTTGAGCGCGGCCTCACGTTGTGGGCCTGTCATGGCATTCAAATTGTTTTTGGCGGATTCAAGCGTAGCGCGTGTTTCAGTCGCAGTAGAGCCGCCTGCTAATTTGGCCAACGCGTTGACACCATCGGCCTCGTTCATGTTTTTAAGGTTCAACACAAACTTGGGGTCGCTGGCCAAACGGCGTTCGATCAAAGCCTGCCATGTGGGGTTGGTAATGTTGGCCGTGGCTTGTGCTGCGCTAAGGTTTGGTGGTGCAGTGCGAAGCGCGTTAAGCACTTGAGGCAAATCGTCACCCAACGCATCACGGGCAATCTTTGCGGCTTTTTGTGCTGGTATTTGACGCAAGTCCATTGCAGCGCCAATTACTTTACCAACGTACGGAGCCACAACACGACCGCCAACTTCGTATGTTGAGCCTTCCAACACATTCTTAACCGGCTCAGTAACCATAGCCGCGCCTTCACGCGGGGCTTTGCCACCGATATAAATATCAGCCAAGTTAAGCGCTTCTTGCGCCATGCCATAGCCTAATCCAGCGCCGCTGACTATGCCTGGAGGGCCAAACGGGATACCAGCGTATGCACCCCCCGCTGCGCCCAACATGCTTACGGTTGGGGCGACAAACTCACGAACTGTTTCATAGGTTGTGGGCTCTGCGCGGGCCGCAGGTATCTCAGACGGCGCGTCTGCCGAGCCCATTGCAGTGGCGATGCTTTCGCTAATTTGTTTGGCAACACCTTGCACACCAAATTTTTCATGGATAGCTTGCTTGGTGGCTTCGTTTGCGTTGACGTAGTTTGGGTCTTCAGGTGCGTACTTTAAAAAAATAGCCGCCTTTGTCGCCTCGTTTGCGTTGACATAGTTAGGATCATTAAGGATCGTGGCTAAATCGGCCATTTATTTTCCCTTCAACAAGGGGTTGTTGGCGTCGACAGCGCCTGCGGGTGCTTTACCTTGATTCTTGTAATCATAAGTCAGATCATACGCTTCACGCACACGTTGTTTGGACACCCTAGTTGCGTTAGCCGCTTCCGTTAACGACCTACTCAAATCAGCGGTGTCTTGCGTACGGTTGATAGGTGCAAACGCATCACGCAAGTATTGACCTTCTTGGTTTGATACGTTGCCCAACGCGCCGCCAGTCGGGGACGATGCTCGCATGTTTTGCAACTCTTGAAAGCCGCCGCGAGCAACAATGCTGTCGTACAACGCTTGCGCTGCACGGGCGTCTTTGGTAAGCGCCGGTGTGCGGCCATAAATCAAACCTGAAATTCCAGATAGGCCAGGGTGCTTGGCCAACCTTTCCAAATCCGCCGCCAATTTATCTGCGCTTGACTCAAATGTCTTGACCGCAGATGTAGCGGCGGGGAACTTAGCTTCACGCGCTTGAATTTCTTTTGGTGCCAAGCCTTCCATTGCGTTAGCAGGTGTCATTTGTCCAGACAACGCTTGCTCTCTGGTAACGTAAATTTGTTTTCCAGTTTTTGGGTCAACAACCGCAACTGGTGGTTGAGGTTGCGGTGGTTGCTGTGGTGCTCGACCAGCCGCTGCGCGGGCGGTTACAAAGTCTTGGTAAGAGCCTTTAAAACTGCCGCCTTCAGGTGTTTTGGCAAAAGTGTACTCAGCCACCATGCTTGGAGGTGGGCTGCTTGTTTTTGCGCCAGTCAAAGGTTGGTTTGGTGCGGTTGCCCCCGCGCCCATCGTAATTGGAGTTGCTTCACCAGTACGTTTATCAATTCCAAAATAGCTGGTTGTGCCATCTGCGTTGTTGACTTCTTTAATTTCTTTGCCTGGGTTTGCTTTCTCCCAATCAAGTTTGTCTTTGTCAAACTGAAGACGTTGCGCGGGGATGTTGGGGCTAGTTAAAATTTGACCGGCGCTCATAACTGGCTGGGCTACCGCAGTACGCTTGTTGATAGCTTGAACACCGATTGTGCCGTCTGGGTTGGTGATTTCTTTAAACTCAAACTCAGGTTTAAGCAGTTGTTTGTATTCTTCAACCAACAAATCACGCTGCTTTATCCACCCAGGTGCGCTGCCGTATTTTCTGTCGCCGTCATTTATTTTTAACGCAAGTTGTTGTTTGGCGTCTGCTGGCGCAGCCATAGCGTTGACTGACGCAGCAGGCGCAGGCGCAAGTTTGTTTTCTATATCAGGTTGAGCCGCTACTGGTGCTGGGGCTTGATCTTTTAAGAACGTAGCTTGCTGTTGATACGCCAAAACTTTTTCGTTTGCGTCAAGCAAATTTTGGCCCGCTGCTCGGACTTTTGCGTTTGGATGCCGCAACATTTGCATAGCGGCATCCATAGGGTCGTCAGTAGGCGCGCCGTTTTTCTTGGCTGCGTCCATAACTTGCGCTACGTAATCTTGCGCTTCTTGCGCTTCTTTAATCGCCATCCGAGTTTGGCCCAACTGTGCTTGCGCCAATTCGTTTTGAGTACCCGCAGCTCTTCTTTGATCTTGAGCAGCCAAAATGTTTTGCACTTGGCCGTATTGAGCTACTGGATCAGCTATTTGAAGCGGCTGAACACCAAGGGAAATTCTAGGATCGATAGGCATATTTTATTCCTTACGTTTCCATTGGGCCACGGAAATTATACGACCCAGGTGTATATTGACCCCTATCACGCAAAGCCGCAAGCGTATTTTGACCTTGGCTGTAGTTTAAATATGTGCCTAAACCGCTTGTCAAAGCATTGGCCCCACCTACATAGCCTGATGCTCTGGCCGCAGCCGCGCTGCCCATGTTGTTGCCAACATTTGACGCCATAGTTTGCCCCGCTTGGCTAATTTGTTGGCCTGTACTTTGGCCCATGCCTGTCAATGCTTGTAAAGGTTGCAGACGCGCGGTGCGTTCGGCCTGATAGCGATTGAATGCGTTGGTGTACTCTTGGCTACCCATCTCTTGGCCATATCGTGTCGCAGCCTTCAGCGCCCCGCCAGAGATCAATCCGCCGCGCGCCGCCGCTTGACGGTCAAGGGCTTGTTGGCCTTCTTTCAAACGAAAAGCATACCCAGGGTCGGCTTGAAATTGCTCCATACCAAAAGGCGTGTATTTTGACGCGGCGACCAGTTCTGGTAACGCGTTGACGCCTACATCGTAGAACGGTTTTTGTCTTGCAACGTCTTCTTGGTATTGCCGGTATTGCAATTCCGAAGCACGATCCATTGCGCCAGCTTGCTCTTTTGCGGCTCTATTAGCTGAGTACGCGCCTACGGCTGCACTACCTACAACTGCTGTTGCTACCCATGTCATATCAAACTCCTTGCGCCGGTATTTGCGGCAATGCTTCAACAGATGCAATCAGTCCCAAATCGTCGTATGACGGGGCGATAACTTCATGTTCAATTTTATCTAGCTCAGTTTCAGACTCAAATTCAGTCAAATGGACAGTCGTCCATATTGTGTCTTCTAGCGCGCGAACCACACGTTTCAAGCCAACCTCTGAGATAAACGTGCAAGGTGCTTTTAAATGCTTTTCGCCAAACTCGGTGTATACGATAACTTCACCTTGCGTGATGAAATTAAGATGCTGATGCCGGTGTATTTTTCCGATTACTATTGACCCTTTAGGGAGCTTTATCTCTCTGGCGTAAGTGCAGCACCCATACTTTTCATCTTTAGGTGAAAAATAATGTTTCAACGTGCATTCTTCAGCAATAGATTCTACTTCGCCGTTGGCAATCATGGCATCTAATCCGGCTTGAACAGTCAAGACGTTTTGACGAAATTTAACCTTATCAACTAAATCTGAAGACAACTCTGTTTGCCGCGCCTCAACGCGTTCTTTAAGATTTGACTCAACGGCAATACTGTTCATAATCGTAGTCATTCCAAAAGCAGGTTGTTGTTGGACGCGGCTTGCATGATGACCCAGTTCGTGCCATCAGACACCATTGTCGCCCAATTTCCAATAACATCCAAGAGAATTAAGGTTCCAGCCGAAATGCTGTCGAGTGGCACAACATTACTTGATGCGGACACCAAAAACTGCGCTTGCATATTCTTAAATGTAACCTGTCGCCCGTTGTAAGAAGATGGCGCGGGCAAGGTAACCGTACAGGTTGATCCTGACTTGTTGTTGATAACCCAAGACTCAGTATCTGCTAAAGTGAAATCGGCAGTTTTAGTAACTGGAGCCGTACCAGTCGAAGTTGACCATTCTGGCGGCGCATTAGCACCTTGGGTAGTAAGCACTTGGCCAGCCGACCCAGGGTGGAGTTTTGCCAAAGTAGTTGTGGTATTGGCGTACAGTAAGTCGCCTACCAAGTAAGACGAAATACCCGTACCACCATTGATTGCAAGTGTTACTCCAGTACCTTCGCCCGTAATTGTGTACAGGTTATAGAAAAACCGATACCATTCCCGCGACACCAAACCTGTTCGTGGATCAATAAGTTCAACACGGGGGGCCGTGATTTGGGTGACATTGGACGTTGTAGCCATTATGCGTTTGTGGGGCTAATCAATAGTTCAGCACCCATAATTGCAACCTTTACGGGGTCAGTCATTGACACCTCGTAAACACGGTCACGTAGCTTAAGCGTCATACCAAGCCTACGCCAAAAGACACGGCGGTAATACTCGCCGATCTTACCCATTTGGCTTAAGTGTTCATTCGACCATGTGTGGCCACCATCATCCGACCAGCGCAACATAAGCTCAGGATTGCTGCCTTGGCCGGTAACCAAACCAGTGCCCGACTCACAGTCTAATTGAAGACTGTGCTGCGCCGTGCGCTTGAGGTTGTTTTGGCCCGTTGGCAACGCTCTCCACGACCGCAGCCACTTTTGGATGCCGCCATTGTCCGCGTACACATTCAGGCTAAGTGTATAAATGTTGCCATTTTCAAAATCGCCTACTACCGTGTTGCCGCCAAAATTACATTGGCAGTTGCTGCGGTGGCGGGTAAATTCACCTAATGAAGTATTCCAGCCAGCGCGTTCGTGCCACGCTTGGGTAGACACATCGTAGACCCAAGTTGCGTTGGCAGTTGGAAACGTCAGCACATAGAAGGCATGGCCTTCTTGTTGGTAGGTGTAAGCCACAGCGTTTGAAATGTTGCCGTACTGGGCAATAGCGTACTCAATGGCATGAGTAGAAACGCGGACGCCAGTGTATCCATTGGCGCGGTAGACAATACCTTGGCCACGGGCATCTGTGCCTAACCAAAACAGGCCGTTGTCGAGCTTTGCAACAGAGAACGCCGCTACGCACCCAATTTCGTTAAAAGCGCCTTGAATGCGCGTTAAAGGAAAGTCAGCCTGCCCAGCGTTGTACCAAACTTCAATTGAGTCAGTGCCAAACAGCCATGCTTCTCGGTGGTCTACATTGATGGCGACTAGCCCGTCTGGTGAGCCTTCAGCAGACGCAAAATCAAGCGGGTCAACCGAGGTGCCGTCAAGCAATTGAGTCACCCACACTTTTTGAGAGTCTGGTTCGTTGTAAACAAAATACCCATCCAAGTAGCCTACAGTCACAGCGCCCGTAAAGTCAGGGTCGGTGATCTTGGCAAATACATTGGTGGCTTCGTTATAGATAAACCCGTCAGGATTGCAAGCCAAAAAGATTTGTGTGCCATTGTCAGCAATGGACACTGGGCCAGTTCCGGTCACATCACCTAGCTTGGTGGGCGTGGCGGTCAATCCTGTAACTTTGTAGAACTCGGTGCCGGACACCACAAAGAAGTCTGAGCCATTGGTTTGGTGCGCCCACAGTGCTCGAATTGGGCCAGTGCCTATGGTTTGCTGAAACTGAAGACCAGGGGCGCGGTTAAGAAACCCAGGTTCTTTGCCGCCCTCGGGAATAATTTCAGGAAACAGGTTGACCATGCGGTTGTCCGCAGCGTTGATGCTGCGGGCAACGTAGCTGGAGCCAAGGATCGGCGTCTTCATCAGTAGTTGCCAGCAAAAATGTTGAACCGCTGACGTGATGACACAATGGCGTAAGGCATTGACATGATGTCGTCAGGATTGTTGATGCGCTTCAGATTGCGCTTGCTGGTCATGGCAATGCGTTGCACTTGAGGGCTTGGCTCCACGCCAAACTCAGGTGCGATTTCCATTGCCAAGTTGTAGGTGAATGCCCGCAGATAGCCTGGCGGAAACAAGATATTGGTCACTAAATTTGCGGGCTGACTCAATTCTTGAACTGAAATAAAGTGCCATTCCAAGTCCCGTGTAGGACGCGGGTAAATGGTCATCGTAACGTCAGGGTAGGTCATGTTGACAAAAATGACCTGTGGGTACGTGGACGTCACAGTTTTAACAGCAATGCCGTCGTACTGCTGTTGGTTGATAAACTTGATGCCATAAGACACATTGGTGCCTGCATCGCGGTAGTAGGTAGCATCGTCCAACAGTACGGGACGGTTGCCTACAAAATTACCTGTGGGGCCAAGAGTGCGCGTAATTTGACCCGCAGGCCAAGTAAACGTCTGATCTTGGGTACTAAAAACCGATAGGCGCTCAGTGTTCCATGAATCAATCATTTGATTCAACGCCATCAGCGAATCTTGAGACACGGACGCAGAAGGTGTTTCACCTTCAGCCAACACGCCAAGCAATCGCAATGCTCTATTGATTTGATCGCCAGCGGTATAGATGGCCATGTTTATGCTCCTTGTTCGACCACCTCTGTGGGTCGGCTACGACGACGTTTGACTTCCAGTTCGTTGACGACAGGAGCCGCCTCAACAGGCGTGTCTAAAGTATATCGCACCCAGCCATTTTTTTCATCAAACTCAGCTTCCATTTCCATGTAAGCTATTTTTCGACCGTGAATTTCATGCTGAAGATAAATCATATGAAGAAGGGGCTGTTTAGGCCCCTAGTTAATTAAACAACCGTAAAATTCAAACGATAAGTTGGAAATGTTACCGTGTTGGCAAGTGTTCCAGAAGCAGCCGCCCGAATACGCAAACGATCCCCAGAAGCCACAACTAAGTTAGCCGCTGTGCCGTTAAGGGTCAAAGACCGTGCGGTATTAGCAGCCAATGCAGTTCCACCTGTTGCTTTAGTGGTGTTTGCATCTGTAGCAGCCAATAAAGCAGCGGAGCCAGAACCAGCTTGACCAAGGTTGGTAATTGAAAATGTGATGTAGTTAGTGTCGTTTGCTGTAAGAGCATCTACACCCGAAAAAATTGCGGATGTAATTGTTCCGGCAGTTTGAGCAATAACGTAAGCATCGCTGTTTCCAGTGGTTGCAATGGTTGCGCCCTGAATAGACGTAGAAAAACCATTTGCAATATTAGACGCAATTTTTGATGTTGAATCAATAAGTGCGCCGGTAATTGTAGTGCCCGCAGTTAATTCGGGATCGCTAAAAGCAACACCGACAGGTTTTGTATTTGGCATGATTTTTTCCTTTAAAAATAGGGGCCGAAGCCCCTATTCAGGTTTAGCCGATGCGATAGATTGAATACGCTGCGTCACCTGTTTTGCGGAAACGGAACGTGCCAGATGTGTTGCTGGTTTTGGTCAGCGCATCTTGGATCACGTCGTTACCGACTAGGGTGTTGCCCGTGCCAGCAGTAAAGGTCACGTCATTTGCTGCGTTATCACCAATGTTGATGAAAGAGCAATCAAATGTCGAGCCAACTTTAAGGCTAGAGAATGCAGCGTCAAGCAATGCACCTGTTGGAAACACATAGGTACCTGCGTCTGTGCCGCCGGAGTCCATAGTGCACACACCGGCAGCCAAATTGTCTGCGGTGATAGTGACAGACGCGCCAGTCAATGCGACAGGTGCGCTAGTGTTGTAAAAACTGATTTCGCCAAGATTGCCGTCACCAACTTGGTAACCGCTTGCGCCGTTAGGTAATGTAGCCATGATTTATTCCTTTGAAAAGATTTAGAAAACGGGGCCGAAGCCCCATTTGATTAGCCCCACATGCGGCAGGCCATTTGTGGACGGATTGTGCTGAAGCCATACAGAACGTCAATACGGCAAGGCATACGGTCGTTGTTGATGTCGTACTGACGAACAACGCGCAAGCTGATACCGTTATGAACTGCGCGAGCAGCCATATCGACGCCTTGTGGCAACAACAAATCGGCGGTCGCAAAAGTGATCGCGTCTTTGTGGTAGATCAAGTTCTGAGCGTAGGCAGTAGAAGCAGCGCCCACGAAAGTCACGACGCCGCCAGTTGCAGGCAACACATCCATAGTAGCCAGTGCGTGAGCAGCTGAATACATAGGAGCAACAGTCACAGTCCAAGTACCAGATGAGGCAGTAACGGTAGTCAAAGCCACAAATTGGAACAGTGACCCAGTGGTTTCACGAGTCTGTGGGTTAACAGCATTGCAACCACTGATAGTGAACACGTCACCAGCATTGATTGTTGTTGACACAGAACCTTGTTCCAACAAAATGGTTGATGAACCTTCAGAAGTAACACCAGGTGTCTTGACCAATGTAGACGCGCTTGCGCTACGTGAGCCAGTGGTGTGCTGCTTGATTGACTGAGACATGTTGATCTCATCAAAGCCCAACACGCCAGTGCCCATCATGCCGTTCTTGAACTGCTTGCTGATGGTGTCGGTGGGGTTGAACAAACCTTTCATGCCTTCGACCAAACCAGCGTTAGCGGCTGGGTTGACGGTAGCGTAACGTGGTGACATCACGGCAGCGTTTTCGTTCAGCTTCTGTTGGGCTTGCAACAAGACCAAAGAAGTAGAAGGAGTGGTGCCTGGGGTGCCAACAGTGTTACCGATGGTTTTGTACGCATTGGCAACGTCAGCATCAATCT